TATCGGCAAATCAAGTTTCAAAAATGAAGGCAAAAAAGATTTTCATTTGGCATGATAGTTGCAGGGGGTTTTTTTGTTTTATAATATACTAGTGGTTTTTTTGTAAAAACCGGGCGGTGGTATAAAAATAGTAGGCACCCCTCAAATGAATTGGCCAGTTTATTAGCCTTTTTATATAAAAAGAGCCAGCATCTTTTGATACTGGCCCCTTTTGTTATAAAGATTTTATCTACAAATTTCAAGAATCTGCATTTTCCACTAATCTATTCTTTGCTGGTCTGCCCCTTTTCTTTGCAACACCCAGCTTTCTCCTTTGACGGCGAACCATCCCACAACTAATATTTTCGCTAGTCATAGCACTTAGCTTAGACGCTATTTCTTTATCGCTGAAAGATGCTAGATTATCATTGATAAACTGAAGCTCAGCATCAGTCCACTTTTTATAAGTTTTCATATAATACGTTCCTTTTTTTGACAAAATGTGTACAAAACCTAATATATACTATATATTGTTCTTTTTTTTGCAAGGACTATTTTTTTATGAAAATCGACCAATTTGTGCCACTAATACTAGAAACTAAAGCGGACGCTAATATTAATATACAAGAAGATATAGATTGTCCAGAAAATAAAACTATCGCCAAACTAATAGAAGAAACCAATGACCCACAAACAATCCCTACCAGTGGATGAGGCTGAATTTTTACGAATAATTGACACTATTTCTAAAAAGTTAGCATACAGATTTAAATTTGGCTATCACAATTTTGATGATATGAAACAGCAAATTAGCATATTTGCCCTAGAAGGTCTTAAGAACTATGACCATAAAAGGCCCCTAGAAAACTTTCTTTGGACCCACATAAGAAATCGCCTCTTCAACTATAAAAGAGATAACTATCAAAGGCCCGACAAACCATGCTTATCATGCCCACTATATAAGAATTCTACCTGCACAAAATATAGCAACAAGCTTGATTGTGATCTTTATTTTAATTGGAGCAAACGAAATGATAATAAGAAAAATTTAATGCACCTTACAACCATAGACGAAATTAAAGACTATGGTAATATTTTTATAGATAATCATATTGAAAATAACGAGATCATTAATTTAATAGAACAAAATATCAATGGTGAAGAAAGATCAACATATTTAAGACTCAAGGGCGGCAACAAGATTAATAAGAGCGATATGCTTAAGCTAATAAATAAAATTAAGGAAATTATTAAAATCCATGGCTAAAAAACGCGGACAACTTAGCTTAGACGAAGAAAAATTCATACAAGATAATATAGGATCTCTTAGTGTCGAAGAGATAGCAAATGTTCTTAATCGTAATGCTGATCCTATTAACAGATATATTGATGAAAATCAACTATATTCTCAATCAGAACGTGGAGAAAACGAAATTTTACGAAGAAAACTCCGCAGCAAAACTTTTTGGAATGAAATTACACGACAGTTTGATGAAGATACGGGCGAATTAGAATACTTTGAAAATACATGGATAGGTCTTATTAAGCAGTTCAGAGAGGATGTATTACCCGCCGAAGAACTACAAATCAAACAGTTTATCACCATAGATATTCTTATTAATCGCAGCATGAAAGAACGCAAGCGCCACATTAGTGAAACTGAAAAATTACAAAAATTGGTAGACAAAGAATATGAAAAACCCGAAGACCAAAGAGACATTCCTCGTTTGGCCAATTTAGAAACACAATTAAGTTTCGCCCGTAATAGTATAGCCTCTTATACAAATGAGTATACCAAACTCTTATCTGAACAACAAAAAATAAGCAAAGATTTAAAGGCCACCAGAGAGCAAAGAATCAAAAGAATCGAAGATGGCAAGAGCAGTTGGGTGGGTTTGATACGAATGTTAGAAGACGAAGCTCTAAGAGAAAAAGAAGGACGAGAAATGGAGATTATTGCTATGGCAACAGACAAAGCAAGACAAGGATTATATGGTTATCATCAATATGCTGATCATAACGTAGACTCTCCTGTACTAAGTCCAGAAAGCTTAGAGCTAAATGATGAAGCGTAATTATAATGATCCACAATATAAAAAATGGCGTAAAGATGTTAGAACACGAGATAACAATACTTGTCAGTGGCCTAATTGCGGATCCAAAAAGAAACTTCATGCTCATCATATTCACAGATGGGCCGATTTTCCCGGTTTAAGATATCATTCCTCTAATGGTATAACTTTGTGTAGATATCATCATGACTTGATAAAAAATGACGAAGATAGTTATGCTCCTTTCTTTTTAAAGCTGGTGCAACAATGTATAAGCAAGAAGACTTCACAATAATAGTTGATACTAGAGAACAAATGCCGTGGGAATTTGGTTTTCATACTACCAGCAAAAGAAAACTAGATACCGGGGACTATAGTATAGAAGGCATGGAAAGTATTTTTACTATAGAACGAAAAATGAGCGTAAGCGAAATTGCTAATAATATTACTGAAAATAGATTTAAAGATGTTTTAGATAGATTGAGTAAAATTCCACACGCATATATTATTATGGAATTTGATATTGAAGATATTTATACATTTCCCGTGGGAAGTGATATTCCTAAAAAAATGTGGGATAAGTTACGTATTAAAGGTAACTATATAATGAAAATATTATTAGAAGCATCAATAAACCATAATATACACTTGTTATTTTGTGGAGATGCTAGTAATGCAGAAAGAGCAGCTATTAGTCTTATAAAAAGAATACATGAAAAATATGGCCAAAAACCAACTAATAACAACATTTGATGATTCCTGGCTAGGACTAGGAAATCTAGACGATCTGAAAATAGAAAAAAATCCTTTATTCGGAAGGTCCAAGGAAGATATAGAAAATCCTGATCTTCATCTGTTAAGGTTATTAAGAAACCCTAGATATTTTGGAACAACAGCCAAGTTATTATTTGGTATTGAGTTACATCCAATGCAAATAGTTATTCTGCAAGAGTTTTGGGTACGAGCTTTTCCTATGTATATTGCGAGTCGTGGTTTCGGTAAAAGCTTTTTAATGGCACTATATTGCACATTACGATGTGTTCTTGTTCCTGGAACAAAGATTGTTGTTGTGGGTGCCGCATTTAGACAAAGTAAAATCATATTCGAATATATGGAAACTCTTTGGCGCAATAGTCCCATACTACGAAGTATCTTTAATGGTAACGATGATGGTCCGCGTCGAGATGTTGACAGATGCACCATGAGATTGGGCGAGAGTTGGACAATTGCTGTTCCTATGGGTGATGGTAGTAAGATCAGAGGTTTAAGAGCCCACATTATCATCGCAGACGAGTTCGCATCAATATCTCCAGATATTTATGAGACCGTTGTTTCGGGCTTCGCTGCTGTAAGTGCGAATCCTATTGAAAATGTCAAAGAACAAGCTAAACGTAAAGCTATGAAAGAGGCTGGCTTATGGAATGATGAATTAGAAGCTTTACAAATCAGAAAAAGTAATCAGGCAATTATTGCTGGTACCGCCGATTATAGTTTCAAGCATTTCGCTCAATACTGGAAAAGATATAAGTCTATAATTAATAGTAAAGGAGATCCAAATAAACTAGCAGAAATTTTTAATGGAGAAGTACCCGATAGTTTTAATTGGAAAGACTATAGTATTATTCGTATCCCTTATGAAATTATTCCAAAGGGCTTCATGGATGATAAGCAGGTTAGTAGAGCAAAAGCTACTATTCATACTGGTATTTATAATATGGAATATGCTGCTTGTTTTACAGAAGATAGCGATGGATTTTTCCGCAGATCACTTATAGAAAGCTGTGTGTCTAACGAGAATAATCCAATCGTTATTAATAATAACAATATTCTTTTTGATGTATCTACTCGCGGTAATCCAGATAAAAAATATGTATATGGTATCGACCCTGCTAGCGAAAAGGATAACTTTAGTATCGTTATTTTAGAACTACATCCAGATCATAGCAGAGTAGTATATACTTGGACTACTAATCGTAATAATTTTAAAGATCGTCAAAAAACTGGATTAGTTAATGAGCATGATTTTTATGGATTTTGTGCCAGAAAAATTCGTAATCTAATGAAAATATTTCCTTGTGCTAGAATTGGAATGGATGCTCAAGGTGGAGGTATTGCTATAGAAGAAGCATTACATGATCCTGGGAAGCTAGAAGAAGGAGAAATTGTTATATGGCCCGTTATAGATCAAAATAAACCTAAAGATACTGATAGTCAACAAGGACTGCATATATTAGAACTGGTACAATTTGCTAGAGCAGACTGGACCAGTCAAGCTAATCATGGATTAAGAAAAGATCTTGAAGATAAAGTATTACTATTTCCACGATTTGATCAAGTTAGCTTAGCATTAGCTCTTGACAAAGAAGGAAAAGACATTATGGATACTTCTTTTGAAAATCTATATGACAGCGAAAGCGATTGTATCCTAGAAATAGAAGAATTAAAAAATGAATTGACAACTATAGTAATGACACAAACAAGTACTGGTCCTAATGCTAGAGATCGTTGGGATACTCCAGAAGTTAAACTTCCTAATGGTAAAAAAGGCAAATTAAGGAAAGACCGATATAGCGCCTTAATAATAGCTAATATGTTAGCTAGACAAATTAATAGAACTCTGGATCCTGTGGCCTTTGATATAATTGGTAATAATTTAGCAGATGTCAAAAAAATTGATGGTCAAATGTATAAAGGACCAGCCTGGTTTACAGAGAATGCAAATGCTAATATATATGGCGGAATTTATAGATAATTGTGTATAATCAATTAATCCTATTACAATACTATTAATAATACCATTATGTCAAGAAAAAAAAATAGTCCAAAATCTGGTTTAGAGATTGCTCCTAATGTTATGCCAGAAAATGCTTATGTTACTTGGGATGAAAATGACCTAATAAGTAAACAAAAAGCTCTTGACGAGTCTTCTAAAAGCTTAGAAGAATACGGTATTTATCAGAATAAGGCAACTGCGGCTACTAGTCGATTCCGTAGTTTTATGAATCTTGACGGACCAGTTTCTGGTAGACCAGGACTAACCCGTACCGATTATGATTATTTTAGACCAGATGAAGCTATACCCACAGAGATCAAAGCTATTTTTGGTATGGCGGATCAAATTTATAATAGGGTTGGATTAGTTAAAAATGTTATTGACCTTATGGGCGATTTTGCTAGTCAAGGTATTCGTCTTGTGCATCCTAATAAAAGAATAGAAAGATTTTATCGTAATTGGTTTGCCAAGGTTAATGGCGAAGAGCGTAGCGAAAGATTTCTTAATCATCTCTATCGCAATGGTAATGTGGTAATAAATAAACAAACAGCAAAGATAAGTTTAAAAATTGCTGATGAAATGTATAGAGCAAAAGCTTCTCCAGACATGATTATAATGTCTGATGATGTTAAAACTGAAAAAAGAGAAATACCTTGGAGATATACTTTTTTAGATCCAAAGATAGTTGATGTTTCTGGATCTTCTTTATCATCTTTCGTTACAAATAAAACATATACTATTACTATTCCTCCCGGTCTTAGAAAATTAATTAATGCTCCCAAAAATGAAGCTGAAAAACAAATTATAGCTCAATTACCTTTGGCTATTGTTGAAGCAGCAAAAGATAAAAAACCATATCCATTAGATCCAGAAAAAACCTTAGTTTTTCACTATAAAAAAGACGATTGGAAGCCATGGGCATATCCAATGATCTATAGTATTATGGATGATATTTCTATAGTAGAGAAATTAAAACTAGCTGACTTGGCTGCTCTTGATGGAGCCATTAGTAATATTCGTATTTTTAAACTAGGCAGTCTAGAACATAAGATAGCTCCAACACAAGCTGCTGCTAGTAAACTTAGTAATATTTTACAAGCAAATGTTGGCGGTGGAACCATGGATCTAGTTTGGGGTCCAGATATAGAATTATTAGAAAGTAAGACTAGTGTTCATCAATTTCTAGGTGAAGGAAAATATACTCCACACTTAAATAGTATATATGCTGGTTTAGGTATTCCTCCAACCTTGACTGGAACTTATGGTGCGGCTGGAACAACTAATAATTTTATAAGTCTTAAAACTTTAACACAAAGATTACAGTATGGTCGCAGAGTACTAATGCTGTTTTGGAAAAAAGAAATTGAACTAGTCCAAAAGGCAATGGGTTTTAGATTCCCAGCAAAAATAGAATTTGATAGAATGGATCTTAGTAATGAAGATTCTGAAAAGGCGTTATTAATTCAATTAGCGGATAGAAATATTGTTAGTGATGAATTAGTACAAAGAGCTTTTGGTTATGATCCAGATATGGAAAAAGTTAGACTAAACAGAGAGAACAGAGAAAGAGATAGCGAAAGAATGGTGCCAAAGTCTGGACCTTATTATAATCCTCAGCTTGAAGATAATCTTAAAAAGATTGCTTTACAAACAGGTATTGTTAGTCCAAGTCAAGTTGGATTAGTTCTTGATAAGAAAAAATCTGGTGAACAAAGTGCATTAGACTCTAAAGTCCCAACTGGCCTTGGTAATCCTATTTCGGACAAAATGCCAGGACAACCACAACAGGGTAGGCCAAAAACCAGTAAAGACACAGAGAAACGTAAGACCAAACAATTTGCCCCACAAACTGGTGCTTCTTTACAAATCTGGGGACTAGAAGCTCAAGAAAAGATCGCTGATATAATAAACCCACATTTATTGGCTTTTTATAATAAAAAAAATATGAGAAGTCTATCAAATGTTGAATATAATGAAGCAGAAAATATTAAAACAAAAATCTTTTTATCATTAGATCCTTTGAGCCCACTAAACGAAGATATAGTTTTGGCTAAACTCAATACTGTTAATAGTATTGATAATAATCTTCTCTTAAATAATTATCAACAATTACAAAAACACTTAAGCAATGAAATAAATAGACAACTTACGGCGGAAGAATTAAAATATAGCAAAGCCTATTTTTATCAAATGGTGTATTCACAAGAATAATAACTTTTGAGATAAACTAATATGAAAATATACGAAGCCGAAAAAATAGATGGTCTATCGCACACTTTATCTGCACAATCCTCTATAGTTTATGCTTCTTTGGCCGAAAAATGTGGTGATAATTCAACTGACATTGTTCAAAAAATTAAAGAAAATAAATCTTTAGCCAGTTTTAATGATTCTGATTTATACTATACTCAATCTATTTTAGTGACTACTTCTTGGAATAAAAATGACGATATTTTTGATCCAAAAGAAGTTTGGGCAGCTAAAAATACTCCAGAAGATAAACCAACAAATCTTGAGCACGACGAGAAAACTATTGTTGGTCATATTACATCAAACTGGCCAATCGACGAAGATGGAAATATAATAGATCCTAATACTTCCGAGGATTCTTTACCAGAAAAATATCATATATTAACAGGTTCAGTAATCTACAGAGGCTATACTGATCAAGAGTTAAAGAGTAGAGCCTCAAATTTAATTGAAGAAATTGAAAATGGACAAAAATACGTTAGTATGGAATGTTTTTTCAAAAATTTTGATTATGGACTAATAGACAAAACTACTGGCAGTTATCATATTCTACCTCGTAATGATGAAACTGCTTTTTTAACAAAACATCTTAGAGCTTATGGTGGTCAAGGTGAACATCAAAACTATAAGCTTGGTAGAGTACTAAGAAATATTACATTTTCTGGAAAAGGATTTGTTAACAAACCCGCCAATCCAGAGAGTATTATTTTTAGTAAAACCCTCATCGCAGAAAATTTAGAAGAAAAAAAAGACGATTCTACAGATAAAGGTGTATTTTCAAATCAAGCCAATTTAAAGGAGACAATTATGAGTGTTGAAACAGAAGTTGTACCAACTGAAGAAGTAGTTGAAACAGTAGTTCAAGCTGAAGAAGCTGCTGCCGAAACAGTTGTTGACAACACTTCAGAAATTAATCACGAAGAAGCAGCAAAGAAAATGAATGAAGAGATGATGAAAAAAGACGAAGAAATCAAAAAGATGAAGGCTGCTCTTGAGGTTGCACAAAACGAGCTTAATGCCGCTAATGAAGTTTTGGCTAGTTACAAAACTAAAGAAGAACTAATGATGAAGAAAGAGAAAAAGGCTAAGCGTATGGCCTCATTAGTAGACAGCGGGCTAGATTCCGAAACAGCAGAAGCTACTGTTGAAAAATTTGATAATCTAGACGATGACACCTTCGCAGCAGTAACATCTTTAGTAGCTGCTAAGAAGAGCGAAATGAAAAACAAATTTGAAGAAGAAATGAAAGAAAAGAAGAAGGCTTCTGAAATTGAAGCTGATGCTTCTGTTCTCGAAACAGCCGAAGTTGAAGAGTCTGTTAATCTTAGTATCGCTAGCGATACTGAAGAATCAGAAATTCAAAACACAAGAGCTGCATTAGTTGATTTTGTTTGTATTAGACTCGGTAAAAAACTTAATAAGGGAGAGTAAACATGGCTTTAAAATCAGATCGTATTGAAGCTTACACAGATATTTCTTTTTTCTGCAATGATACAACAGCAGAGCGTGGCGGAATCATGGTATTCAATACCCTTGGTTCTGGCGTTGCTATGGACGATTCCAATGCTGTAGTAACATATGCTGCTAATCAGTCTGGTAAAGTACCAGCTGGTCTTTTACTAAATGATGTTGTTAATCTTGATCTAACAAGACAACACATCAATTGGCACAAAGACGAAGTTCAGACTGGCAGTAAGGTAACATTGTTACGTCAGGGTCAGGTCACAACAAATCTTATTGTTGCCGGCGTCACCCCTGGTGTTGGCTCTGGTGCTTATGTTGGTGCTAGTGGCTATCTAACCACTGTTTCTACAAACAGCGTTAAGGTGGGCACATTCATTAGCTCCAAAGACTCTGACGGTTACGCAAAAGTTGACATTAACTTAACATGATAAGGGAGAAAAACATGGCCAATAGAAAATTTGAACCAACTCCAGATCTTACTAATCTTTTAGTCAAGTCTGGCTCAGTAAATAAAGAAGAGGCTCTTGCCGCAAACCATGAGTTTGCTAAAGCATTAGAACTTCCTCTTCGTCAAGGTGTTCTTAGTGGTAACATTCTAGATGACATTTTCGAGCCAATCTCATTGGCCCAAAGTGCTACTCCAGAATTTCCACTTGACTTCCTAGCTCCTGGCACAGAAAAAGACTTTGTGGCCTATACCATCCCAAATCATGGCTATATTCCACAGAAGCACGTTGAAGGCGATTATGTCATGGTTCCAACCTATGATATCGGCGCTAGTATCGACTACTTACTAAAGTATGCTCGTGATGCTCGCTGGGACGTTGTTGGTCGTGCTATGGAAGTTCTAGAGAGTCAGTTCGTAAAGAAGATGAACGATGATGGCTGGCACACTCTTCTCGCTGCTGGCTTTGATCGTAACATCGTAGTATACGATAGCGATGCCAGTGCTGGTCTTTTCAGTAAGAGACTAGTTTCTCTTATGAAGACTGTTATGCGTAGAAACGGTGGCGGTAACAGTGCTAGTAATAATCGTGGTATGCTAACTGATCTTTATGTTAGTCCAGAGGCTATGGAAGATATCCGTAACTGGGGCTTAGATCAAATCGACGAAGTTACTCGTCGTGAGATTTACACTGCCGCCGACGGTACTCTTAACAGAGTTTTTGGTATTAATCTACATGATCGTGATGAGCTTGGTGAAGGCCAACAGTACCAACTATTCTATAGTAACGTACTTGGTGGTACACTTCCTGGTAGTAAGGCTGAACTTGTCGTTGGTCTTGACCTACGCAAGAGAGACAGCTTCATTATGCCAGTTCGTCAAGAAGTTCAGATCTTTGAAGACGATACACTACATCGTCAGAAGAGAGCTGGTTTCTACGGTTGGGCAGAGCAAGGCTTTGCTGTTCTTGATAATCGTAGAGTTCTTCTTGGCGCTCTCTGATCATAAACTGTTAATCAGTTCAAAAGAAAAGGCTGGCCTTGTGCCGGCCTTTTTTTTTAGGTGTATAATATACTAGTAACACTTAAATAAGGCAAATACTATGGCAGCAAGCAGATACGATTTTGCTATAGAACAAGGTTCTACTTTTAGACTAAGTTTAATCTATAAAGATAGTAGTAAAAATGTGGTCGATTTGACCGATTGGTGTGCAAGATTAACTTGGAAAAATAATAAAGGAAATACTTATCAATTTGTTAGTACCAATGTTAATTATAGTAGTTATAAATTTACTATAGATGGTCCTAATGGTAAAATTGATCTTATTATTCCAGCAGATACTACTAATCAATATTTATTTAATAATGCAAAATATGACCTAGAATTATTATCTCCTGATCCTATAGCAGCTGGTACAGGTGAATATGTTACTCGCATATTATATGGAGATATTAAGATAGTACAAAGATATACTCAGTCTACAACAGAAATGAGCTGTTAAAATGAGTATTGAAGGTTGTTATGTTGAAATTCTTAATCCTGAAATTTCTACAATAGTGGTAGAAACCAGCGTTTTGTGTAATTTAAATAATGTAGAGATTGAGAGATATGATACTTACAACTTAGAAATTATCAATACGGATATTATATTACCTAGTAGTATTCCTGATATAAATGTAGATAAAATTATTGGCTTAAACGATTATTTAATTGAACACCTAGATATTGGACAAAGTGGCACATATTTAAAACTTGCTTTTATTCAAGATGGTATTGCTGAATTTTTTGGAGATGGTTTTAATTTAGATGATTATCTAGACTATTATTCGTTTGACGGTGGAACTCCTTAATTTTTTATATTATATAAAGGGTATAACTTATGCCAGCTCGTAATACAATTCAATTTCGTCGTGGTTATTCAATGGGTTATAGTGGATCTCAGATAGGAGATACCCCACTAGTTGGTAATACATGGACGGGAGGCATACAGTTAGCTGAAGGTGAAGTTGGTTACGAAATAAATACTGGTAAATTTAAAATTGGTCGTAGAAATAGTAGTGGCACCCTCATTACCTGGGAAAATCTTGATTATGGTGGTGGTGGAGGTGGTGGTGGTCTAATTCCCGGAAGTGGAATTGGTATACTTGTTAATGCTAGTGGTGATGATACTATATATAGTGTTCTAACTAATACAGATAATAATTTAACTTTAATAGAAAATCAATTATCCTCTTTGATTCCAGGGGCTACTGGTACATATTATGATGTTGGACTAGCCGACAATTTATCTGGTATTAATAGTATTACAACAAGTGGAGATGTGACTGTTGGTGGAACATTAAATGTTAGCGATATTTCAATTAGTGTAGCAGCAGCTATATTAGCTACAGGTCCATTACAATATAGTGGTAATCCTATTTATTTTGATGGAAATGTTAGATTTACTAATACTCCTACTGTTGGACCTAGCGGAAGTAGCGTTCCTGTTAGCTTGAGCGGCCATCAGCACACATATTCAGATATTACTAATTTTTGTAGCGGTGTTGCTAGCTGTGTAGATACTTCACTTACTGGGAGTAGCGGAGTACAGCTAGTCTATAATTCTGGAACAAATAATCTTAGAATAGCCCTTAGCGGAGAAGCTCTTGCACAACATAATTTATCTACTACAGGATTTATTTCTCGTAGCGGAACAGAAACTTATGTTACAAGAACAATAGCTGGTGGTAGTAATATTCAAGTTACTAATGGAAATGGGCTAGCTGGTGATCCAACTATCTCTTTAAGTGGCAGTGTTAGTGGATTAACTAGTTTAATAGTAGATAATTTACAGCTCGACGGAAATACTATTAGTAGTACTGATAGTAATGGTAATATTATTTTATCTCCAAACGGTACTGGTGATGTTTATATAGATGCTGATACATTGAGACTTGGAGACGCTAATACTAATGCTACTATTACCACTAATGGTAGCGGAGACCTAATTCTTAATACTAATGCGGGAACTAATAGTTCATCTATTACTATAGCAGACGCTGCTAATGGTGATATTACTCTTAATACTAATGGCACTGGCGAAGTTAATATTAATAGGGTTGATATCGATGGCGGTAATATTGATGGTACTACTATTGGCGCTAGCTCTGCTGCTTCTGGTAACTTTACAGTAGTTACTGTTGATAACTTAAAACTAGACGATAATATTATTTATCGTGATAATTCTGCTAGAATAGATATTGCTTCTACTGAAACCGTAATCAATAATCCTGGTAGTGATATTGATTTTAGGGTTGAGGGAGACACTAACGCCAATCTATTATTTGTTGATGCTAGCGCAGACAGAATAGGTATTGGTACGTCAACCCCTGGTCATACGTTAGACGTTAGTGGCAGCGGTAATTTTACTGGAAATCTTATTATTGGTGGTAATTTAACTGTTAATGGTACAACAATTACTGCTAATGTTTCTACAATGGAAGTAGAAGATCCTATATTAGTACTAGGATTAGCTAGTGGTAATATTGTTACAGATACTAATTATGATAGAGGTCTAGCACTAGTTAGAAATTCTACAACTACTGCTTTTATGGGTTGGGATAGTAGTGCTAGTGAATTTATAGTATTAAGTTCTGGATCTACCAGTGATAGTGGCAATACTTATGTAGCAGGAACGTATGGTCCATTTAAGGCTGGAATACTAGAGGCCAGCGGCTTAGTTAAGGGCAGAACATTAGAGTCTACAGTAAGTTCTCCAACAGCTCCTATGACGATTGCTTCTACTGGTACTGTTGCTAACCTTAGTGCGGATTATCTTGATGGTCAGCATGGATCACATTATTTAGATTGGAATAATTTTACAAATATTCCAGATCCAACGGTGTCTGTGAGTCTTACTGGAGATCTTAGTGGCTCAGCAAGCACCACATGGACTAATCTTAGTGGCAATTTAAGTTTGAGTATAAATGCTACTATTCAAGCTGATAGTGTTGCTCTTGGAACTGATACAACTGGTAATTATGTTGGATCTGTTGCTGTAAGCGGAACTGGTTTAAGTGTCTCAAATAATGGAGCCGAAGGTGGTACTTTTACTATTGGTAGTAATGCTACTCCAGTAAATGCTTCTGGTACTATTGTTAGTAGAGATAGTAGTGGAAATTTTAGTGCAGGAACAATTACGGCCACATTAAGTGGCACAGCAACTAATGCATTAAATATAGAAGTTGATACTAGTTCTAGTAATACTAATCACCTTATATTTGTTAATGGAATAGATGGCAATTTAAAACCAAGTGTGAATAGTAATTTAAGGTTTGATGCTACTAATAATATATTAATTGGAGATGATGCTACTACTCCTACAACTAAAATTGAATATTTTATATTAGATGGCGGAACACCCTAGACATTATAAATATAATTGACTATATATAAATATATTGTATTTTAGGACTGGATATGGTAATATATGGCTATTAAAAATCAAATACAAATACGAAAAGGAATTAGCTCTGATTGGAATTCGGTTAATCCGGTATTAGCTAGCGGTGAGCCAGGATATGATCTTAGTAATAAGGTATTAAAAGTTGGAGACGGAACTTCAACATGGACTCAATTAAGTGGAATTAATCAGAATATAGTTGCCGGTTATGATATTTCAGTAACTAATAATAGTGGAATTTATACAATAGCTTCTA